AGACTCTCGTCTATAAGCCCGCCTACTACATCTGCTTCGCAAGTTGGATGCTTACGAAGCTCGATAGAGGTTTGTCCCGTTTCTCCTGGTTATAAGATGGGTTCAAACCCGGTACTAGACGCGCTTTCTTCTGAAGCTTATTCAGAGTGCCAGCGCTTTTCTTGGCAAAGGGGATCATATCCTTATGTCCACGTACCACGAACTCTAAGAACTCGGGAAAGCACGGATTGTCGACGCAATTCTCCAATATCATATAATTGCGAATACAGAACATATCCTTGTTCCAGTCTTTTGGCTTATGGAACTTCTCAGGCTGTAGCATACTGTTCAAACCACGGATTGTTGGATAGTAGCTGCCTAACGTGCCCGGGTTTTCTCTACTAAAGAAACCCAACCGATCCATCCTCTGTAAGAACGTTAGGGTATCCGTGCTTACAGATTGTTTCGCTGGATTAGCTGGTAAGCCGAACGCGGCTAGCCAATCCACCGTATCTTGTGCATCCATATCTGTGAGCCAGTAAAAATCATCTCCAATTCCCTGACCTACGACCCCTCGTTTCCATGCCATAAACAGCTGCAGAACTGTTTCTGTCAATTGGGTCCACCCTGATCCTGAGGCTAACCCATGTACTCCGACGTATTGTTCCGTTGTTGAATAAACCAAAGGAATGTCACAAATATGCATCAAGCTTTGATACAACGCATCCCAGTACACTTCCTGAAATAGCCACTTAACAATTTCGTAAACTAATCGGATTTGTGCTGGTCTCATGTGTGCATCCATTTTAGTGGTGTCTCCACCAACTATAGGACCACCATTGGCCCATTGTTCGGTTAGAGTGCGCTTGACATCCTCATAACCGCGCCAAGGTGATAAGTACTTGCGAATCCACTGCGCGGGTGACGCTTGCAGTGTTTTCTGAATCACCTGGGAGAAGGTAAACTCAGTGAGATTGCACGACATCGGAAACATCCAAACCGGTCGTAGCTTGCCATTATACTGCCGAAATAACAGTATGGCAGGATATTCGTACGCTTTACCAGATTTAGCGTCTTGAATTTCCTCTCGTTTTACTGAATCCCTTCGAGTAAATCTCGGAAACCCCGAGTTAGTTGTTAACGTATCACGTGCACGCATGTCGTCAACAACCGATTCGAAGCTGAGTGGGCGTTTCGTTCTCAACCGAGGTCCAAAAGCCACCAGTGCAAATTGCTTTGCATCTTCAAAATAAGATGCTAATGCAGTTTCAGTGTCATACTTTGTAGAGGAATACAAAGGTTCTAAAACTTCCTGACACTCTGGATCACTGACGGGTGGAACATGCCCCTGAGGTCCGAATTTCTCGATCTGCTTGCGATCGAACTGGTCAAACTCCTCGCTGAATGGAGACTTATTATTGGCTCGCTCCATTATAGGCAACCACCTCTGCAGTGTGGTCTCAGCGTCTTCATTCTCGTATAACCATGAATGTGGTGTCGCTGCGCGGCCCCTATTCAAGTTATCCAAGTAAGAGGACAAACTGTGGTTTTCACTGATAAGCTCAGTGAATGTGCTGTTAATTGGTTCACTTTTCATAGTGATACCTCCTTTCATAGAATTGTTTGTTACTGTAAATAGATA